ATGAAACTTACAACCGACTTAGCCATTAAGAAATGGAAACCAAAATCAGAAGGCGAACGCACTAGCTGCGGCCAAAGCCTTTATGTTCAAGGCTACTCAAGTGGCAAACGGTCTTGGGTCTACAGATTACAAATTGGCACAGGCAGCAGCAAGAAAAGCGTCTGGCTTACAATTGGGCAGCCAGCCTTAGGATCGGAGCATGGGATTGCTAGCGGCGCTCTGCGGCTGGCAGAGGCTTGCGAATTGGCAATGCGTATCAGCGGCGCTGTGAAGCGCGGAGAAACCAGCGCAGATCAGGTAAAGCGCGCCCTTCTATCCCCTACACCGATGACAGAGTTTGAAGAACGTTTGCACAAGCCTAGTGTTGGTCCCGCTGCAGAAATCGACTTTCGTAAAATGCCAACCTTCCACGAACTTTACATGCGCTGGTACGACACGCAGTTAAAGTCAAAACGCTGGACCCATCCAGCCTCAATCCGACGCCCATTAGGAGCTTACAAAAACCACATCGAAAAAGCGTTTGGCTACATGCCAATTAACGAGATTTCACGGCGTGTTATTTTTGAAAGCATGCAAGATACGTTTTTGAATTTTGACAAAACAGCGAAAGACATTCACGGATATGTGGACGAGGTATTTGAGCTGGCAATTGATCTTGAGCTAATTGATCACAACCCGACGCCAGCCAAAAAGAAATTCACAACGCCAAAGCGTAAGGTCAAGCATCACGGATGGATTGAAGCAAATCGTCTTCCTGACCTCTACAAATACATTATTGGGGGAAATTCCGATCCTACCTTTAAGGCAGCTGCGGTTGCGCTTATCGTGACGGGTCTGCGCGTTGCTAATATCGCCTTTTTGCGTCAAAAGCATTACAATCCAGAGACAGGGCAATTCAGCCTCCCTGAGAAATCTGACGGTGCCGATCTGCGCGGCTTGATGAAAACTGGCAATGCTTATTCTAATATTTTGCCGCCACAAGTTCGCGATATGATCAATGCGCAAATGATTAAAGGTCACGAGTTTGTTTTTGTAAGCCGCTTCAATGGGCGAAACATCAATCCAGAAAGTTTGCGAAAAAATTTTAAATGGTTTGACCCCAACCTGACGTCGCATGGTTTTCGCTCCACATTTAAAGACTGGGGCGATCACAACGAGATCGAAAAGTTTTTGGTAGATCGTTACTGCGACCACGCTTTTGTGGGTCAGGATGCAGCATACAGACGCTATGATACTTTAGAAGCAAGGGCAGACATCGCGCGGCGCTACTATGCTTTTATGACCACCGGAGTGACGCCCGCGGCGCGCAAGCTGCCTGATCTTAAAGTTGTGGCTTAGTTGTTGGATAGTCGTTGGTGAAGTGTCTCTGGTAACGACCAAACCGTTACCGCACACTTCGCTATGGCAAATCTCTGCCTCCATAAAAAAGCACCAGCCTCATAAAACGCCCAAACGATAAGGGTGAAAACCAATGCTGACAAAATAATTTGTGACATGGTTAGCGTTGCAGCGCACATTTGAGAAACTCCATTACGAAAGCTTGTGAGTAATCCTATAATGACAATTTCCAAGAACATCAAATGCGAGCAACGGTTAAATTAGCTTAATTTACTTTTTTAGAAGCAGCATAGCTATTTCTTTACCAACTTCTGGGTGATCAAAAAACGGTAATTCTCTGCAAATAGTTGCAAGGTATTTTGGATTTTTAGTTTCTTGGTAACTGCGCCATTGCTCCGACACTAACGTCTTGCGCTGCTCATATTCAGTAGGTTTCTCTGCAGTCGGCTTTTGATCCGGAGATTTACTAAAAATTTTATCCCATCCTGATCGATATTGCGGAGTTGAAACGCTAGAAAAGTGACTAATGGAAGCCTGTGATGCGGATTTGGGTGCATCACTTTTCTTTGCAGGTTCTGCAGAATTACTGGTTGTTTCTTTTGCCGTGCTTTCAGCACTTGATGTAGCGGTTTCCACTTTGGAAGTGGATGATTTGGATGCATCGCTTCTTGCGTCAGTTTGCTTTGTCTCTGCTTTAACACTTTTGCCTTTTTCGCTCATAGCGACCCCACTGTAAAACTTTTACGATCTTTTATAGCCCACTGCCAAATTATGGTCGGTTGCACAAGTATCTCCGCTGCAGCATTCCATAATATTGGATTTACAAAATGCGCAGGCTTCATGACCATACACAACAATTGTCTGCAGCGGAGCCGCGCAGCGCGGACAGCGTTGGATATTAGCGTTGGCTGGGTGCGGGTGGTTATCCATCAATCTTCCTGCATTATCTCTAATTCTCTTAGCGCAAAATATTCATGCATGTCTTGAGGCGCTAAACGCATTCAATTCGTTTTTTGCAGAAACAAAGCGATTTCCTATAACAACAGAAGTGTTTGAGGGGTGCAAAACATCAAACAAAACTTCGGTCTCACTTAGGTTAATGACGCTGGTCGAAATGGGTTATCTTGGAGCCTATCAGAAAGGCAACAAATTCATTTGGTGCAACCGCGCTAAAGCAGATCGTTTACAAACCATAATCGAAAGGAACTCAAAATGAGCAGCAATCGTTAAGAGGGACACAATTTTTTTAAATGTCTTTGCGTCACTCTGACATGTAATAGCTTCCTTGGGGGTCAGGTGCAACGGTGACTGGAGTGCACTGGGACTGACTTTTTATGTAGCCAACAGGGAATGATAGTGGCCTACCCCCACCAAATTAAGCGCTCTGGGAACATTGGGTTTAGCCGCCCAAGATAGGGAAAATATTTATGAGAAATCAATGCACTTGCGGGCGCTCGCTCACGGATAGCTGTGTGGGGATGGGGCGATCTATCTCATTCAGAATGGCAAACAAGAAAGCTGATTGTTGAAGCGCAACTTGCGGCTAAAGAAGTGCATCAAGAGGTTGTGCGCCTAATATTTCCCGATGGTGATTTTTAAATTAAGAAAACTTCAGTCTCAAAGAGATTAATAAATAAGCAAACAGTAAATATGGAATGCTGGTGACGCTGCGTAATCCACCACTGCAAAAACTCTACATTAAGATAAAACTTGCATGGTTATCTCAGTTCCATGCGAAAGACGTCTGTTCCCTCAGCGTCTTTTTTGTTAGAACCTCGGGCTGGCGTTTTACCTCATTGTCGTCAGCCTATTTTTTACAGCATTTGGATTGCAGCTTTTAGCGTTTCCTTGTTTCGCCGCGTCCAACCACGTCCAAACGTCTTAAAGTGCGAAAGCCCCTCGTAAAACTTCTGGCGGCTATCGTGTAGCTTTCTGATGGTCTCCGCGGCTTCATAATTAGCAACAGCCTGCAGTGTCTTGGGTCCGATGGCACCATCTTGCTTTGCGCCCACAATCTTTTGCAGCGCCTTAGCCGCCCTGCTCGATCCTGAATTTACAGCCCAATCCAGCATCGCCCAATCCAAGCCCGATTTACTTCGATCTGCGCGACAGCGAGCGCCTGTGCGTGACGGTCGGCCATTGTGCTTATTTCATGCGCTAAACGCGCAGCTTCGTCTTTGTCTGGCACCACTTTGTTAATGATACCAGTCACTGGGCCTATCAGGCCGCTAAGTAATTCTTTCATTTTGGGAGCCTTTGGTTAGGGTTTGGAAAACTAAAAAGGAGAGATGAAAATGAGCTTTAGTCAAAAGTCCCGCGCGGTCATGGACAATTGGGACAAAGAAGAATTTAAAAAAATTCATCATCCAGATTACATGTTCATCCGCGAAACTGAGCTTGTTACGTTAGATGAATGGACCGATAGAATGGAAAAATGGGTTTTCAGTGGCAACTTCAGCAAGGATACAAAAGAACGACGCAAAACATCGTTAGTGCATGAAAATGAACACGTAACCGAATTGCGATGGGAAGAGGAAGGCGATCTAATCACTCACGTTATTTTAAAAAAGAAGGGTCTGGCTTGGCGATCCATCGTAAACAGAGTGCCATTGGAAGACTTAGAGGAAGTTATAATTTAATCATTTCTCATGCCCCAGCCAAACCGCAAAGGCACCTGTCATGGCACCCGTCACAGTCGCAGTCAGCGCAGTGGCTTGAGATGTCATGGCCTCTGGCGGCAGCGTCATAAACCAGTTTAAGACGTCCAGATACGCGTAGCACATCACCGCCATCATAACGCGCGGTAGTAGTTTCCACGCCAGTATGCGTTCCATTGCTCTGGTCACATTATTCTCCTATCGTTTATTTATAGTTGTAGTTCGGAGTATGTTTGAATGACGAAAAAACTCACTTGCCAAGAATGTGGCCAACAGCTTTCAGCTGAAGATAAATTTTGTTCTAATTGCGGTTTTAAAATTATAGCTGATCAAAAAAAACATTGGATAGCTGTTCATACTTTTCTCAACGATGAAGCTCGCAACATCATGGCAAACACGCCCACGAGTACGGATCGACAACTGTTTGAAAAGTATAATACTGAGAAGGCAGAATTAATCCAACATTGGGCAGGAAATGCTGATTTTTTTTACTGTCATTGGATAGCTGAAACAGAAGACGATATAGTGTCTGCTTTAGAAGACGGGGGTATGGGGCAACTTATAATTACGCTTGCGCACGAAATGCCGCGTTATGCCTCCAAGCACAGTATTAATGACGAAGTAATGGTTAATCCATTTTAGTAAAATTTTGTCCACCTAAAAGCGTTTATGCGTTCCATTGCTATTGTCATTTTAAACCTCGCAGAAATTCAGTAAAAAAATACAGCAAAGCAAAACCGCCTAAGCTAAGCGCAGTAATCAAACCCCATGAAATATAGCGGATGGTTGCTGCTATTTGGCGCTGCCTTGCCTCGGCTTCCTTCTTGCGCTGGACACGCATTTTAGCCTCAAAATCGATGAACTTATCCCAAGTGTCGGGCTTTGCGTATAAGCGGCAGAGGCTTTCCAATTCTTTGCGCTTTTCTGATATTTGTTGAAGCGCTAGAAATTCATCAAAGTCATCAGCTGACTTGCCCATGACATTGGAAAACAGGCCGTTCTTTTTGCGGTTTCCCCGCGCTTTTAATTCTTCCTCTGCACCAACCAAGTTTTTAAGCGGGGCCAAATCATCGGAGGTTTCTTTGCCGTTGGCCGTGAATTTTCTGATTATTACATATTAGGCGTTGGTCGCTACCAGCTTCGCCAGTATCGGATTGTCTCTCTAATATAAAAAAATTGAAATTTTCATAAAAGCCGTTATTTCAGGAAGCGTTTAAAATGAAAGGTCAAAATTCATGCAGATTTCTGAAAAACATATAGAGGCCCACATTTCTAACCTGCGGGGCCGTCTTAACTACGAGACAAAAAAAGCAACAAAGCTCGGCTTTCCTACACTCCACGATTACATCAGAGACAAACTGACAAAAGAAACTGAAAAACAAGAACATCCGCTTCAGGTAACGCCGAAAATAAAGCGGAAAACAATAAAGCCAATCAAAAAGATAGCAGCGCCTGCCAGTTCATGTGGCTGCTGCCCTTAATAATTGTTTTGAAATATCAGTTAAGCTAGCATCGCATTAACCCTTTAATTTTGTCGAAAATTTGACCGATTTCATAGTTGGCCTATTTTTATGAATTAGGAGGATGGGCAGAAATGCAATACACATTTTACTACGTTTCAATTTTTGTGATGTTGCTAACGTTGCTAATTCACATTCAGTTTATTACAGCGCCAATGATATTCGTTCCAATCGGATTTCTTTTGTCCATCATTTTCATAGCAATTGGGATAATTTTAGCCATGAAAACTGAGGTCGATTTGGACTTCATGTTTCATAAAGACCCTGACGACAAAGACTAGGTAACGCTTGTGATCCCGCGCCTTGCACTCATATTACTTTTAGTTGGTTTATCAGCCTGTCAGATGAAATCGTTTAGCATTGGTGCAAACTCAAGTGGAAGTCGAAGCGCGTCTATATCGTACTAAGCCTTATTTCTTCCTGAGCACCTGCTCAATATTATCAGGCTTAACAGCTATGGATCGTAGCGCCTCTTTAACGTCTTTCACTTCACGATCGTGAGCTAGCTTATTGGACATTATTTTTAAATTTAAAAAAGCAATATCAGAATTATACTTGATGAATTAAACTTGCATTATCCTCCACTCGCATCTCATATGAGGTGGACATCCAGCTTTCACGGTTTTCAATTTTGTTATTCCTCTTCAACATTAGGCTGGCTTCCAATCGGCACAGTCGCGCCTTGGATCAGTAGGTCATCGCCATTTTGACGGGGTTCTAATTCTTCCAAATCCCGCACCTCGTTTGGCGTCTTAATGCCGTTCTGGATCGCGGTCGCGTGAGCTTCCATGCGGGTTTTTAAATCGCCGCGTAGTAAGCTATCCACGTTAAAGCGAACGCTCAGATCGCTCTCGCGGCCAAATAACTTAAGGTTCATTTCCTGCTCGGCCTGCTCAATCCAGCGCCGCAACGTATGCTTTACGAAATGTAAGTCTTGCTGCTCAACATTACTGAACGTGCCAGTTGATAAATCCTGCAGAAACACAGGTGGCAGTGAATATATCCGCGCCACTTGCTCAATGCAGAATTTCTGCAACTCGATCAGTTGCATTTCCTCTGGCGAAAACCCGATGGATTTTAGCTCATGCCCTGCTGGTAATGCCATGACAGGGCGACCCTCGCGGGCCAGTTTAATCGTGGCATTGGCAACATCCTCTGATGCGCGCTGAGCTGCTGCCCCACTGGCAAACGGGCCTTGCAGCGCAACTGGTGGAATGCCGCCAGATTGAAACGCTTTTGATCCGTAGCGCGATGATGCAATTGCCAGCCCAATGACGTCCTTGTTGGTCATGATTGGGCCACGCACATCGATCATATTGTGTTTGAGCATAAAGCTCAGATCGATGATCACTGTAGCTTCATAGATCGCGGTTTTGGTTCTGTAGCCTTTTGTCGGATAGCCTTGCTCGCTTGTCTTAGAGTAGACGCTGAGATCGGTTGGATCGAGCGGCACCAAGTCGGTAATGACGCCCTGCCCGTTCCGCACAATTAGCGTCACGGATCGGCCACCCGTTAGTGTTTGCTCAAAGCTGTATTTGCGCCACGCAAAGCTGCTCAGAGAGGGGTTTACGGCTCGATCAAGCCAAGCACCCATCCCGTCAGTTACGCGCTCTGTGCCGCTCTGTGTGCGCCGCATAACCTCCAAAGGTAAGCTGGCTAAAGTGCCGCTAATGAAGTTTACCGCAGCCCAGATGGCTGGAACGCCCAACGCGTTTTCAACGTTTACGACAACGCCTGAGCTGGAGTTAAAATCGCCCCACCCCATTAGGTGCAGGAAGTTATCGGCAGACACAGAGATATTAGGGTTTTCGAGTGACCTAACGTCGACTTTTTTAAAGTTGTCAAAAAGGCCCATGCTGTGGTTTCCTAGTCTTATCTTTTACAAGGGAGAGAACGAAATGGCGAAGTATGCAGTTTATACAAAGTGGTCGTGGCCCAACGGCGTTCCAAGCGCAGAAACAATGCAACAAAAGCATCGTGAGGTTAAATCAAACACAAAAGCTGAAGATATTATTTGGTTTAAGATTGACGAAAACACTCATCAGTCAGTTATCATTTATTCCTCTGAGGCAGACGCGAAGGAAGAGAACGCAAGGCGTCAAGAATTGCGCAAACAAACAATTGAAGAAACTGGTCACTCAATGATTGAAGAAACTATGGGACCAATTCTTTCAATTATGTCTGAAGTCTAAACCGCCATTTTAAACTCAGGATCGTCCCACGGGCTTGTCGGCATTGTCATATCTTCTGCGCTCATTGATCCAAGAGCCATCGCCAGCGCCACCAACCCATCAATCTTTGAGTAGCTTTTTGATTTGTGCAGTTTGCGGTTGCCCGCAGGATCGCTTTGCACAACCGCTCCAGCTGCGCACATGTTAAGGATCGGGTTGCCGCCGTGGCACAGCTTGCGCTCTGCAACATGTTGCTCAACCTTATCGACCGCTGGCGACATATCTCGGAAGCCTTGGCCAAACGGCTGCATCGGAATTTCGCTGCCGATCTTTTCTAGCTCGCGCCTAAAATCATTAATGCGCCACCTGTCATAAGCCAGCAGCTGCAGCTGATATTCCTCAGCTATCTCTGCCAACGTTCTGGCGATCACCTCTGGCTGGATAACTGGCCCAGCTATCGTGGTTAAATAACCTTGGTCGGCCCATATATCCCACGGCACCTTTTCGCTCTGTGCCTTATCCCTCAGCCCGTCCTCTGGCAGCCAGAAATGCGGAACAACGTGCAGCTGATCATCTTTTGGAAACACCAAAACCAGCGCCGTTAAATCGCGACTTGCCGAAAGATCGAGGCCAGCGAAACAAACATCACCAGCCTCGACAAGTGCAGGAGAACAACATGCCTCCCATTCTGCGCGTGACAGAAACGGAGACTGAGCCTCGATCCGCTGATTGAGGAATAGCCAGCGAAAAGAGTTTGCTTTTGCCGGGAGCCTTTCAGCTTGCTCGGCAAAATCCTTCATATCTTGTTTTGAGCGGAATTTACCCAGTGCAGGGTTCGCTATTTTCCACGCTTTCTGATCAGAAAGTTCACAATCTTTCGGAGCCGAATAAACGTGCGAAACAATGCGCCGATCTTTTGCAGCCGCCGCGTCATCCAGCCAAATGCTAAAGAGGTCAGCATCCGTGGCAGCTTGTGTAGAAATCGCGATAAGTAACGGGTTAGCATGTGCGCCCTGTGCAGTTTCAATTGCTTCAACAAATGCATCGTGGGGACCGCGTACTTGCCCTAGCTCATCTAAGATGGCCAAGACGGGTGAGAGCCCGTGCGCAGTCCCGCTCTCTGCGCTTATGGCTTTAAATTCAACATTACAAATTAAACCGACCAACATCTTTTGCGATGGTACGATCCGCACAATCTTTGATAGCTCAGGCGACAGTCTGACCATTTTTTCAGCGAGTTTAAAACCAAGCTGGCCTGATCTCGCGATCTAGCCCCGCTAATGATCTGGCTATTTTGCCTTGCTTCTGGCCCAACTAAATGCGCCAGCAGTATGGCTGCGATCAGTGCAGACTTGCCGTTCTTTCTCGCCACTGACAGGTACGCGCGACTGGCGCCGTGCGGATTATCAAATACGTCCAGAATGAACTTGCGCTGAAACTTCATCAGCTTGATTGGCTGACCGACCTGAGCGCCTTCTGGGATCAGGCAATAATGCTCAATAAATGCGCATATCTTTTGGCCGCGTGTCATGATGATATTTTCTTTCGTGGCGTAATCATTGACAGAAACGGAGCTATGTTTTTCGATGAGTGAAGTCATAACTAGGGAGAAAAAAATGTCAGTCAGAGTTTATTTTATGGCCTCTTATGCCCCCGAGGGCGTAAAAGGTATCATTGGTGGTTCAGATCGAATTGCCGCCGTACAACAAGTAGTCTCAGCAGCGGGGGGTACCTTAAACAACGTTAGTTTTGTGCGCGGGCCGTATGACATAATAGTAGATATGGAGCTTCCAGACGCTGACACAATGCAAGGTGCGATGGCTGTAGTTTACGCATCGGGCGCTTTCAGCAATTGTATATATTTAGAATGTGTAGATCATCTTCCCATTGTGGCGGCTGCGCAAAAGATCGTTGGATCTTACACACCGCCTAACGCATAAAACTAATGAGCGGGCTGAGCAATCAGCCCCTTTAGACCAACACCCCAAAAGGAGAGAAAAATGGATCAACATTTAAGGCAGTCAATTCAATCAACAACTTTCTTTTACTTTTTGATCGTAATGGCCATAACAACATTTTCTCAGATCGCTACTATGATGGTCATTTGTTTTGCTGACATATCCGGCAAAGAAAACGTGGTTGCTGCATCTGTATTATTCCCAACCTTAATAGGTGCATTCGGGGTAATCAGAATTATGACCAATATGCAGCACATTATTGCAGACATGGATGATGCAATGAAAAGCACAAATTTTGGAACGACCGTTCAAGCTACACCAATTTCCGTGCTCAAGTTAGTATTCGCAGCATTTTTCATTATCGTCGGTCTGGTACAGTTGTCAGCGATTTATTAACTACCTCAATCAATGAGCGGGCTGAGCAATCAGCCCCTCAACACCAACATTTCTCAGTGCCGCTCTAGCCTCACCCTCAACCTTAGCCGATCCATTGATTGTGCGCGGATCAGAGGCCGTTTGGTTTATCAGAAAAGTTAGAATTTACTCATGGGGTGCTTTACATCCACAGGCCACCCATCGGCTCCAATTGTCGTGTCATATCCCAACGCCTCTTCCGATTGGATCGCGCCTGAGTGACAGCGCCAGCATACGCTTTCGAGGTTGGCAGGATCGTTGAACAAGGTCAGGTTGCCTTTATGCGGTTTGATGTGATGAACGACTGCTGCGCGAGGATCAGAGCGTCCGTTCGTTAGGGTTACTTTGCAACGCTGGCATCGGTAGCCGTCGCGGGTCAGGATCGTGCCGCGCAACTGCTTCCAGCTTTTGGTGTAGTACAGTTTGCGATATTCATCAGCGGTGGTTGAGCGTTTGTTCATGTGTGGCGACTGGGAGTAGCGGTCGCCACACAAAGCAACGACCCGTATGGGTGTCAGGATCGTTTATCGAGCAGTACAAGGAAGGATGAACTGGACGTAACTTTTCCAATTCTATCCAAAATCTCACGATCGTCTCACGTTTTATCAACCCCCTAGTTGCGATAACTGCATTATTTTTTCCCAGACGTCTGAACAGGCGTCTTTCTGAGCCTTCCAAAGCTGCTGATAGTTCAACCCAGTAAGCTCCTGCACGGCCCTTGGACGCATACCAGACGCCTTGAGATACACCGCGCGCTTAAGCCGTTTGCGGTCGCCCTTCTCGATCAGAGCAACGTGATGCCACAGCTCCAGCATGACCTCAGCTCGGGTGATTTGCTTTGCGCTAGGGACGCGGTGCTTTGGTTTCGTCGGACGGTAGGTTTTCAATCTCGCCCTTGAGGTACGCGCTGACCATCTGCCAGAACCGTGACCTCATCCACACCATCTGGCAGCGCAGACTTGGCAGGAAAGCCAGAGCGTGGTGGCGCGGCATAGGCGGCGCGGGATACGAATGCTGCCTCTCGCAGTAGCTCCCAGACGATGTGGGTGTGATCTACGGTGACGCCCTGCTTAGCGTTTTGCTCTGCTGCCCGTGTGCCGTCGCGAATGGTGCTATGCCAATCGTGGTTGCGCAGCCTGATGAGTTTTTCTTCTGTCAGCATCACTGCACCATCGGAAAGTAAATTCTAGCTTTCCCCTTCTGCCCCACCAAAACGTGGCCGCGCTTTGTGAGCGTTCGCAGCGCCATGGTGAAATCGGCATGGCCAAAGTTCACCAAGTCAAAAAGCTGGTTGGTGGCAATGCCGGGATTGTCTTTGATCAGGTAAAGCAAATCCTGCGTCCGATCTGGTTGCTTGTATTTCTGCACCTTCAGCTTCCCGTCGCAGGGCAGCGGTGGGCGTTTGCGCAGGATGGCCTGCTCGCGTTCAAAATCCAGCATCGCGGATGCCAGCCGATGCTCATCCATTTTTATTCTCCAAAATAAATTTGCGATTGAGGATGAGGCCGATCTGAGCCTCGTTCCATTTCTTGAAATCATGGCGCAACACCCGCCGCCGATTGGCGAGGCCATTCAGCTCATCAATTGAGGTGATGGTCTGCAACGCTTTCTCAAAATCTCTTTCACCCAAATCTGCCCAATCAGCGAACGGCGCGTCACCCGCATTCATACGTCCCCCTAAAGGGGGACTTGTATGGAGTTCCGCTGTCGCGTGGTCTTCGCTGCGAAACGCACCATCATTTTGCTTCGCATTAGCTTCGCATGATTTTTCTAAAGCATTGATTTTAAACCATTCTGTAAATCCTGGGCTTCGCTTTTGCTTCGTTTTTGCTTCGCTTTTTGCATCTCCAAAATCTTCAAAAACGAAGCCATTATCCGACGCTTCGCAAAACGCTTCGTTCGTTACGGGTGCAGACGGGAAATGACTGTAATTGTCAGACCCATCAAACTTTACCCGCACGGATGCATTTGGATACGCATTTAGCAAATCTTGTATGATGCGGAGATTATGATCGCGGAAAGTCATCAATTCTCCCCGCTTCAATCGCCTCTTTGACCCACTTTTGAGCGGTCCGTTTGGTCTTGTTTGAGGCGATATAAACCTCGGTTACTAGGTCCGCTCTTTTGACCTCACCCTTGCGCCGCAGCTTGCGATCTTCATCCTCAACAAGAGCCATTGGGTTGATCGTATTGTCAGGCTCTTGGCTCGCTGGACCGCGTAGCTCTGGCACCAGCGTATCGATCTCAACCATATCCTCATCGCATACGCCAAGACCCACTGTGATCATGTCAAACACGACTGGCTCACCCAGAGAGGCATCCTTCATTTTGGTGCTGGTGAAGAGCGTGCCAGTGATAATCCCAGCCTCTTCATACGGCTCAACGCGGAACTCATGATCGACCGCAGCAGGCAGCTCAGAGGCTCCCCTAGCGCGATGCTGAGCGGCTTCAGAATGGCCAGTATGATGCACCAATAGGACCGCGCATTTGTATTGCTGGATCACTGCTGTAAGCGAGACGATTAGCTTGTTAATATCCGCGCCAGACTTTTCATCAGCCGCGCCAAGCGCCCGCGCCAGCGTATCCACAACGATTAAATTGGGGGTGCCATCGATGCTAATGCGCTCTTCAATATACGCGATCAGCGCGGCAATATCCGCGTCATCGGTTAAGGTCAGGGGCCGCTCATTGCCATATAGCGGTACGTCTTTAAGGCTCTGCTGATTGTACTTTTCCCAGCCTTTAAGCCGCCGATTTAGGCCACCATGACCCTCGCCGCATATGATCAGCACAGCGCCCTGCTTAACCCTATTCCCGTGCCAATCCTTGCCAGTGGCGATGCAGCAAGCGAGATCATAAACGAGAAAGGATTTCTTTGCGCCAGATGGACCAAAGACCATGGCAAAAGTGCCTTCCTCAATGTGAGATTTCACCAGCCAGACAGGCGGCGTCACATCGTCCAGCCCAATGCGCTTAAAAAGCGGCGTAGCGGTTTCAGGCTCTGCTTTAAATTCAAGTATGTTTGATGGCCGAGTATCTAGCTTAAGCAACCCAGCCGCGTCTTTCACGGCCTTGTAGGCTTGAATTTTAGCTGGACGCGGTTCGCGAACGCTGTCACTGATAATCATCTTAAGTCTCCATCTGGTGGCACCCATGCTGGATGCGGTTTGATGAAGATGAATTTGGACGATTTTAATTAATTATCAGCGTAATCAGAGGGTTATCTGCTGGTCTTAAACAAGGACAAAGTGGTTGCTCTTAGGTCGCCTTATGGTCACCTTTTTGACAAAGCACTCATGATCTCAATGGCTTAGCTCCGCAGAAGAAAAACCAAAAAAAACGCCCCAAAGGGCGCTCTTGATAACGATTGGCTCTCAGGTTAAGCCAGAATTGCAAAAGGGAGACTTCAATGAGCCTATTCAACAAATGGTGGGATGCAGCCAACTCAAAAGATAGAAATAAAATGGCTGAGTTATTAGACGACGACTTTATCTTCGTTAGACATAATAATGGTGAGGAATGGGATAAGTCTCAGTTTCTCGATGTCATGTTGACGGGTGTCAGAGATAAAACGGGATCAGAGAATAGACGTTTGATCTATGAGAACGACGATATTGTAGTTAGCCATTCAATATTAGATGGCCCAAGTGGTCGGAATGCCGTGATGTTAGTGCGCCTAGTTAAAGACGGAAAGTTTATCAGAGCGGAAACGGGGACCACCCCATTACCCGCAAAGTAA